ATGGTAGACCCTGTAACAGGAGAATGTTCACCAATTACTGTACAAGTTGTATATAAAGTTGGCGAAATAGTTAGAGCTTTATGCTCATATCCTGTGACTAACGAATCCGAAGATGAAGGCTATCTATCAGAAGTAGGTAATTTGTTTAGATATACTACACCATTTAGAATCTTTGGAAAGGCAAGAGCATCTTCACCTAAAAATCGTCGTATAGTACATCCATTTATTGAAGGCTGGGGTGCAACTAGTAGAGCTCCCTGTTTTGGTTCAATGGATGGTATGATATATCAAGCAATATCTAGAATGGATTGGTTAGCAACTGCATCCTATCTTAGAGAATGGGTAAGTAAATTTGTTGTTAATAGCACACAGCCCTATCAGCAACCTTACTTGATGTATCAAGGAATACCAAAAGAATACGGTATACAAGCTCTGTATGTTGGTACAGACAATCGCGTATGTCATACTAATTGGGTAAGAACATCCGATGATTGCAAAGCTATTGACTGTCAATTAATAGATAATAGTGGCTGTAGTGAATATACATACCTTGTAGATAAAGAGATTGCAGAAAAGCTTAGGATAACACAAGAAGACGAAAGGAAAAGACTGAGAACAGCTTTAATAACTGGCAAGAATGTACCCGAAGAAGATGTTATAAGAGTATTCGGAGACAACTCTGATGAATATCTTGAGTGGTACGGACATAAACTTAATGAAGATGTTGACCCGTCTGCTGTAGAGTTAAGTCAAGAGCTTTTACAGGAGGAGCATTTTTAATTAACAACCTATTAAGGAGGAATCAATGATAGGAATAGAGAAGAAAGACTTCGACAGAATAATAAATTTTGCCAGAGCAAGTGTAAAGGAATTGAACGGTGCAGAAATTGGCGGTATGGCGATTATACAAGAAGATGAAGATGGTGATTGGGTAATATCGCATCCACAAATTCTAAAACAGACCGTAGATAGTAGCAGTTGTACAATAGACAAGGAATCACTGGCAAATTACTATACCAAAACAATGATGAAACACGGTACGAATATAAAATTTGTATGGTGGCATAGTCATGGTAAAGGTTCAGTCTTCTGGTCACCAACAGATGAAACAGCTATAAAAGAGTATAAAGGTGGTAACTGGAGCTGTTCTTTAGTGGTAAATGCTGATGCAGATTACAGATTAAGAGTTGACTGGTGGAAGCCAATGCCAGCTAAACTTGACAAACTTGATTTAACAGTAATAGGAGAAACGGAACATAAAATACCTAATTCTATTACAAAACAAGTCAAGAAACTCTGTGATACAGTTACACATATTGTCCCAACACCCAATAAGAACGGTAGACAGATGTCTATATACAACAAATACCAAAATCACGCTGGATATGGTGGTTATGGCAACTATACTGATGGCTATTCTTATGGTACTTACCAGAACTACAAATTCGGTGATGATTACTGGACTTACTGGCAGAAAGAAGCACTCCAAGATGCACAGAATGAATTGGAGATGTATGCCGATGGTAAGTTAAGCTACGAGGATTTGCAAGGACAATGCGAAAAAACTAATAATGAGCTAACTACTGAAGGAAAACTTACTCTTCCTGATGAGAAGGCATTACATAAGTTAGTTGACAGCAAGCTTAATATCAGTATTATGAAATACTTTGTGAAGAAAACATTACAGGAGGTTTCATAATGTCCATACAATCACGATTCAGTTCGATTGTATCGCTTAAACTAATGAGTCAAAGGCTCCATATCTTCGGATGTGGGGCCATAGGCTCTAATACAGCAATACATTTGGATAAGATGGGAATAGAAAACTTTACTTTATATGATTTTGATAAAGTTGAGCAACCTAATATAGGTGTTACGCCTTACACAATGCAGGACATAGGTAAGCTAAAGGTAGAGGCATTAAAAGGAATGATGAATGGCACATCTAAAGTAACAATCAAAGATAGAAAGATTAATGAAGATACTAATTTAAATGATGTTAAGGGAGGAATAGCAATCTTAGCATTTGATAATATGAAATCTCGTCTATTGGTTGCGAAGAAGATATGTAAAGCAAAAGCTAAATTGCTTATAGATGGAAGAATGGGTGCGGAAATGTTTCAAATGTATGTATTACCAAATCCTAAAATTAAGCAATATAAGCAATTCTGGTATTCTGATGAAGACGGAAGTGAAGAACCTTGTACAGCTAAGGCAACACCCTGGTGTAGTAGCTTAACAGGTAGCTTTATATCAAACGCTCTAAGTAAAGTAATAGCAGGACATCCTTGTCCTACTGAACTATTTTTCCATTTCCCATCAATGACATTGGACTGGAAATAATATAATTTTTGAGACAGGCACCAACCCACATTACACCCTCCACATACAAAAGGTGTCTGTCTCTTAATTTATCCCTACATATGTTATACATATACAGGGGATAATAGCATAGGAGATTCCCTTAATGAATCAACAACAAAAAAATTACTTCATTAAAAGGATTGACGAAATCAAAAGCGTTAAAATCAATGAAGTAGAACAAACATACAGTGACCCCGATTTAAGAGTGCTAAGAATTCAGGCTTTTAATGATGGTACATTATCTGTAAAGAAAAGATTGGAAGTTCGCAAAATAATTGAAGATATGTTTAGCGATAAATCCCAATATATTTACAACTCTAATGTGCCTTATAATATGGGTCAAGTACTAATTTCTCAATTACTTGATGGAGTCGACGATTTTACTGACGAAATGGAAACCCTAACAAAGGGAATTGAGAAGAATAAGCGAGAATGTAAAGAAAGAATAACATACGAAGCCAGCATGGTTAAAGATGTTGTTATGTTTGGAAACGAATCAGAAGCTCTGGCTAAATTAGCAGAGTTTGAAAATACTAACTACTTAAAGTAAAGGAGTTCAAATGAACTTAATAAAAGTAAACCTAGAGGATTTAAAACCTAATCCACACAATCCACCTCAGAGAGTAGATAAAACAAAGGCGAGTTACAAGAACCTTGTTTCTTCTATTACAAGAGCTGGACAAATAGAGCCAATAACTATAAGCTCTGACAATGTCATAGTTAATGGAACCAGGAGAACAACTGTAATGAAGGAACTTGGAGATACGGAAATCTATGCTAATAGATTAAACTCCAATTCAGCAATACTATTTGATTCTATGTTTATAGAATGTAATGTAGTTGAAAAAATATCTGGAGCTCAATGGGCTTGGAGATTTCTTCAAAAAGCACCTGTCCCAAAGAATCTGAACACTATTCTTACAAGATTAAAGAGAATAGGTGGTATCGGATGCATTCGTAGATTGGTAGATTTAAATAAATCTCCAGTTTCGTTTAATGCTGGGCTCAGTATGTTCAGAAATTACACTGGCAAACTTGACCTGAAGTCATCCAGACAGGCAATATATTGGATGCTTTATGTTGATTCCGCTTATAGAATGAAGTGGCTTATCAGTGAATTTGTCCCTGTACAGTTATTGGTAAATGCCGTTAGAGATAAAAAGCACATCTCTATGCGAGGCCACTGGGACGAAGTCTAGATGAAAATTGCCCAAAAGACTAAGATGAAAAAGATGTTCAATGAAGCTGGTATTCAAATAAATATGAATGCATTGAATATGCTTGATGACCAACTGGACAGATTAGTACACAGATGGGTACAAAATACCAAGGACGGTAATGTCAGAAGACTTACACCAGAATTACTTTGGATAGCACTTGGAAAATTCATCTCACATCCTTAAATTAGGACACTAATTTAACACGAAAACGGAGGACTAAATGAGCATATCAGTTAACAAGATAAGCTACGACTATAGTTCCCTGCCAGGTGGTCTTACTTGGTACTTCATTGGACAACCCAAAACATGGAAAACCAGTGCTGCATCAGCATGGAGTGATAAAGGACAAGATGGAGTCCTTATCATGGACACCGATTTAGGTGCTGATTTTTGTGCAGGTGCCAATGTTGTAACCGTTACCAGTCTAAATGCCCCTAAAAGGCATGTAACTAAAGATGGTAAAAAGGTCACTAAGAATGGCAAGGAACTGATAGAAATTGTACCACCAGATGAGAGAGAGTTCTATGCTCGTTCTGGAGAAAACAAAGGAAAGCCTACAAAAGTATATTCACTATCTGAGGTATATGCTTGGCTCCTAAAAGACTGGACAAAGCTTCCCTACGACACCATAGTAATTGATACTATAGACCAAGTCAATAAATGGATTGAAACATCTGTGACAGAAGAACTTGGTATTGATTCTATGGGCGATGGTAATTGGGGTGCAGACTGGGGCAGGGCAAGAAGAAAGAATCTTGATATTGTCGTTAGACTACAAAACCTTATTAAAAAATATGGTGGTAGTCTTATTCTCATAAGCCACGCTAAACAATCTATGGTAACAGACAACAAAGTTCAATTAATGCCTGAACTACCAAGAGGTTTAGCTTATGGACTCACCGCTAAAGCTGATGTCATCGGATATTCTACTAAGAAACACGATGAAGAAAAGGCTTTCTTGAGTTTCAAGGGCTATGACGAAAGAACAATAGGGTCAAGACTTAGGCCATTAGATGGTAAAATCTTGCCATTCAGTTATTTATCAATCAAAGATGAAATCCAAAACTATAAGGAGGAATAATGTCTTTAAAACTGAATACAGGTAGCTCAGATGGATACTTAGGAGACGGCATCTATGTTGATGATGCTGAAATCATTAGTGTCAACGACTTATCTGGCAAAACCACACAATTTCAACAATATGCAAGTGACTTATGTGTTGAAGTAAAAGTTAAACTGTTAAAGAATGACTGGGAAAAAACATTCAATGTAGCAGGTAACTTTGCACGAGATGTATCTACCAAGGAAGTAACAGATTGGGGCGGTGCATTCAAAGTGAGAGATTTCTTCGTTAATGCTGGACTTAAAGACCAGTTAGAAGAACTCTTAAGTGAAATGGAAAAAGGTAGTATTCCTTCCCAGCTTATGTTTGATGTTTTAGGCAAGGCGATTAGAATACTCTCATATAGAAACAAAAAGGGTAAGACAAGTACCTGGAATCAGGTTAGTACCCCTTTAAGAAAGAAGGAAGCTTTCAAGGACTATTTCCTTAGAGAGTACAATAGAAGTAAAAAGAAACCGAAAGGTCCTTGGCCCAGTAACTATGAGCCAAACGATTTTACGGAAAGTAAAGGAGACTCATTTGACTACGGTGCAAACACAGAAACTGTGGATGTATCTGGTCAAGTAGAATCCTTCTAATGGCATTAGCTATCAAAAAGTATCCTACTGAAAGACTACTGACAGTAGAAAAGATGCTTATAAAATGGCTATCACAACAAAATTCTAAAGGAAAATTCTTCTTTTATAATCACAATCTTGAAGATTGTAAAGACTGGATAGAAAGCACTTTCAAACGGACACATAATGTATCCACCATTGAAAGAGCCTTTAGACAAATTAGGGAAGATAAGAAGGTACAATCAAGAGATGCCTCTCTTCCTGCATCGGCTGAAAAACGATGGTATGTGATAAGTTCGTTGAAATAGCTATTGGACATCCAGGCAATAGGGGAGTGGTTATTCCGCTCCCCGACCTGCCAAAGTATATCCACAAAGCACAAGCACTATTCCGAAGCTACTATACATTTGATGAAGAACTTGTAGAACACTTTAAGGTAAGAAAAACCATAAAGAATTATCACGGAAAATTTTATCTCGATAGAATAATCTTTGATATTGACAAGGGAAGCAACAGTAACGAACAATGTGTAGATGATGCTCAAGAGTTCTTAGGCAAGCTAATAGAAACTCTGGAAAATGCAAAAGACGGTATAGACGTTCAAGAATATATCCAGCCTTGGTTTTCAGGAAGAGGATTTCATTTCTGTATTCCTAATGTATTTGATTTTAAATCATCAAATGACCTGCCAGAAGAAGTAAAAGCTACAATTAGTCGTTATTTCCCTAAAGCTGATAACATTTATGATGGTGCAAGGTTAATAAGAGTTGGGCAAACTATGAATGAAAAAAGCAATTTGTACAAAGTACCGTTGCTTATAGGCGAAGTAATGTCTGGTACGCCAGAAGAAATACATAAAATAGCTGAAGCACCAAGACTTGATTTTCGGCCAATACCGTTATTAGAACCAGAACCTATATTGGAAATATTTAAACCAGTAAAGGAAAAGAAAGAAGATACTCTTGTCCATGAATTGAATCCTACAGCTATTGCTACTTGCATACAAAAAATGTATGAACAAGGCGATACACAAGGTTCAAGGCATATAAGAATATTAAGAATGTCATCCTATTATATGAGACACGGTTTTCCTATAAAAGCATCAAAACTTGTCCTAAGTCAATGGGCACAGAGTTTGGATTCATCTGAAGTAAATCGTTTAGTAGACGATACCTATAGACAAAGATATAGGTACGGATGCTTTGATAATGTAATGGACAAATATTGCGACTCTAAATGTATTTATTATCCAATGAAGCAACAAAGACAGGATATGTTAATGCCTGTTATGAATGCTAAGGATATGGAAGTTAAATATTTGGAGAAACTAAGAAATGTAGAAGAAAAACATCGTATAAACCTTGCTGACATATATGCTATGGGCGATTACTGGCTAAATCCAGGAGAACTTATAATAGTTCTCGGTAATACTGGTATGGGTAAAACGGCTTGGGTACAAAATATTGCAGTCGATACAGATGCAAGAATACTCTGGTTGTCACTTGAAATGCCTGCTGACCTTATGTATAGAAGATTCATTCAAATTGCAAAAGGTAAATCAAAGAAGGAAGTAGACGAATATTATGATTCTAATGAGAATACATGGTCAAAATCAATAGAACACATAAACTGTCTTACAATTCCTCCTAAAATAGAACAAATACGAAGACTTGTTGCAGAAATTGAACCTGCAGTATTAATTATTGATACAATTGATGGAATAAGAGTTTCAAAATACATTCATGATTCAATGTTCAAGATTGATGAAATAATCAATGAAGTTAGGGAAATAGCAACAAGTCAACAGATAATTGTAATGGGTATATCCCATACTACAAAAGGCGATTCGAGAATGAGCGAATTAGATGAGCATAGTGGTAAGCATTCATCATCAATAGCACAAAAAGCAGATACGGTAATAGCAGTTGAAGGCGTTAGGCAAAGTATCACAAGAATGATAAGGTCTAAGAAAACACGAGATGGTGAGCCTTTCTCTGTTAAATGCAATTTCTTTCCTGAAACATTCAGGTTTATTCAGGAAGTTCACTAAAAGGAGGAAATATGAAAGAAACAACATACAACCTCGTTAGCCAATATCTTGACTTAAGATTAATGTTAGACCTTGAATTAGAAGAAGATGAGAATCTTGAGGCGGAAACATTAAAACAACTTGAAGTTATAGAAAAGGCAATGCTGGACAAAACAGAAAAACTCCATTGGGTACTCAATAAGATGAAAGAATCTGAGTTCTCCATAAAGGCAACAATAGATGCACATAGAGACACAATTAATAAGCTAAGAACTAAACAGAAAAGTATCTTAAATTCAAAGGAGCGAATTAAAAGCTTAATAATGTCTATAGTAGAACATAGAGGCAAAGAAAACATTAGCGGAAATCTTCAGTTAAAGACTGATACAGAATCTTATACTATCATAGATGGATTTGGTCCTGTAGAATTCGATAACGAAGAAGACCTGCCAAGTGTATTCAAAAAATACGAGTTAAAAGTAGACAAAAAGGGACTTAGAAAAAATGTACTTGAGTATAATGGATTAACAGCGTATGCGAAGTGTCCTAAAATAAGAAGGCTAACAATACGATGAAATGGTTATATAATAGACAGTACATGAAAAATGATGACAAAGGAATAAATGGTCATAGAATAACGCTATTATCAATATTTCACTTTGCTATTCTTTTTAGTTCCCATAAAGGAGAGCATCTATCATTTGGATTTGGCATAGGTCCACTCGAGCTAGCACTACAATGTAGCTATTGGGTTAAACAAAGCAAACCTATCATTTGGAATCGTCGTGATGTCGGCAGGTCTTAGTAATACAGAAACTGCAGTCCTAAAAGATGCTCTTAAATTAGCCGAAATGATATACGGTTATTGCAATAAAGAGCAAGAGTTTAGAATTGTAGCGACTTTGCTGGAAAAAATAGAAGTTGAAGAACTAAAGCAAAAGGACATTCGTGTCGGTGCTGAAATTAACGAAGAACCAAAGACGAGGTAAAAGAAATCGTCAAAGGGGTGCTGAGCTCCAAAGGCAGGTTGTAAGACTTGCTAAAGAGTATAAATTAGAAGCTTATAATAGAGATAGAGGTGGAGCTCAGCATGAAAAAGGTGATATACAAATTCACAATGGATATTGGGGATGTAAAAGACGTAGCAAAATTGCAAACTGGTTATATCCAGAAAAGGAAGAATTAGGTGTGTTCTTTAGAGAAGACAGAGGTCGAATGTTAGTATCTGTAGAACCTGATTTCTTATTAGAATTAATGTCATTGGCATTAAATAAATTGGAACAGAGTTAGAACCACAAGCATGCTGAAAAGCTGGTACAATTGCAGCGTGGGGCACCAGCCTGTTCCAATAAAATTGGGGGATACGCATTACGCCCCCCGTAAGTTTGATAGATTGGCAATTTCGTCGTTAAAGAAACAGAACAGAAGAGGATGTACGGAAACCCGTGACGAGGGTGATGGCCAGTCTCTTCCTATCAATAAGTTGTTAAATATAGCGGAATCCGTGTATTTAGCAATATTAATCTCATTCTTACAGTACTATGCATTAAAGCTGAGTAGCATAGCTAAGCTTATACCAGGAACCATTAAGTTTGGGGATAAAAAAGGCTGTAGTTTGAGTGAAGCAGGTGTAAATGGTTGGTGCAATGGGTAGGCTTTCGGGCTCTATTCGCTCTCTGGTTAGATTCCAGACCCTGCTAATATTTAGGGCAGTATAGTAATTTGAACTGCGGAGGTTAAGTTACAATTTGGTTGGCGAACTAAAGATACTGCCCTATTAATTTAGAAAGGAGATAAAATGACAAGTTTTATATGCTGTATGGAAATGTTATATAGATACTTCTATTATGGAAGTATAGAATTTTACGATTTTTTAATTAAACTTATCGGAGGATAAAATGAGAAAAGATAAGCCATTAGCGAATGAAATGCTAAACTACCTTGAATCATGTGAAGAAATCTTTAGACTGGATATAGCCCGTATGGGAGGAACATTACCCGCAGGCGAATCACAAGCAGAAAGAGAATACACTACAAATTTAAGATATCTAACTACATTTGCACTTATAGGTATCTTTCAAAAGCTTGAAAATATTAATGATGCGATATTACGTGTAGCAGAAGAACAATGATATTAGAAGTCATTAAATGGCCTGAAAGCCAGGAATATATGGACAAAGAAGGATGGTTCTTTGTAGAAGGAAGTAATTATTTTTCTGAAGAAGAGGAAAAAGAAGATGTAATAGGTCAAGCAGCATATGGAAGAGTATTAGACAAAAAAGACTATATACTTGTAGAAAAGACAACTGCTGATGAATACAATGAAGACTTCATAACATTACGAGACCCAGGAGATGAACATGTGGATTATGGACCACCATATACAAGAGCTAATCCCAATCATCATAAAAAAAGAGGGAGAACACGAAGAAGAGATGACAGAAGACATAATTCACGAAGAAAAGCTACAAACGATAGAAGAGGAAGATGACAAACAATCCACATGACTGGAAGAATAATATACCCTATCCATATAAAGGCAATACATTGAACGACCCACAATACATAAAAGATAAAGACCAACTGTTTTCTAAACACGGAAATGGTTGGTGGTGGGGCAATGGATGGTGGAATGGAAAGTATGAGTCACCAATGGAAAGACAAAGAAGATATAAAAGAGAGAAACAATTATAGATGTTTAGTAGCAATGGAAAAAGAAAAGAGAGATTTTTCGGTAATTCAAAAGCTGGAAGACAAAACCTTGTTCTTGATGTATATCGTTGTTTAATACTTGATATGAAAGAGGAAGGTACATTTACTGAAGATAATCCAATATTTATAAGATATAGAGAATTATTAGAAAAATCAATACAGGAGGATAGGTAATGAAACAGAATAGCCTAAAAAAGAAAATTGAAGCTATTAATCAGCACATTCTTAATCTTCACAATAGATTATCAAGTTTAGAACTTATTGTCAGTGCTTATATTGAAATGAACAAGAAACAGGTTAAATTAAAGAATTTTCTTGATAAAAAGGCAGAAGAATCAAAAAAGGCAGAAGAAAGTGAAAACAATACTAATGATTGAATTTTTTATTCTTATACAAGCAATTATTGCTTTTTTTCTATATGAAACCGTATGGAAATCTTGGAATAGAAAATAATACAAGAAAGTGGGGGCAGTATATCATTGATTACTCCAAGTTAGTTACATACAAGTCCCCCATTTTCAAAAATTTACAAAAAATCGGATTACGACTTTAGGTTTTTAGTTTTCAGGGTAAGACAGTAATTAACTGCTCTTTCGTTGAGAATCTTTTTTTATTGGACTATGGGCAAAAAACCCGCTTATTTTGGCAATAATTTATGTAAGTCTTCAAAAGCACTTATAGTTGTTGGACCAGGGGTAATCTGTAAACTCTTAAAATATTTATCCATTTCAGCTCTTACTAAAGTAGCATCTGTTCCAAATGGGTCCCTACGTGTTAACACCTTTCTTATTTTTCTTTCAGCATCATCTGGATGATAGTGAGCATATGCATTCTTCAAGTATTTCCTAGCTTCAGGTTTTGCTAATGCTTTAGATAGTATCTCATTTATTTTATCTTTATACTTAAACATATCAGTCAAGGTAATTTTCTGCTTTTGTAATAATTCATTAATCTTAACTTCATATATCTGCTGAACATGACCTAATTCACCACGAGTAACAGATTTATCCACTGCATGAATACCAATTTCACTAGGATGTACAGATGCACCCTCTGGTAACATAGCATTACGTTGACCAAACCTTCTTACACCACTATATTGTCTCCCTATTATCTTTTCCCATGCAGCATTAACATTTTTCCACCAGCCTACTTGTGCATCTGTAGGTCTACCCCAGCTATACACACCATATCTCTTATCACTATAAGCTTTCTTAGTAGGCTTAACGAATCCAGGCTTCAAGGGTTGGGGACCTAGTAAGCTAGTTAGTCCAGTACCCTCTCCGAGCCCTTGCTCTAATGCTAATTTAAACTTTTCACCTCTTGGGGACAATACACCACCAGAACGCAACGGAGTTCCACCTGGCCCAAGCCAATGGTCAAGAAAACCCTCAATTTGAAACTCGGATTGCTTACCCGTACTTAAATCCTTTAAATAATCTTTAGACCAAGGCTGACGGTAGAAATAACCTGGTGCTACTGCATGTCCACGGAACTTAGGTACTGCCATATGGTCGGGTCGATAGAGTGCCTTAGTGAGTTCGTCAAATTGTCGTAATGGATGTGCCATTGTACCAGGCGGAGTAAATATCTCAAATTCTCCAAAATTCCTTATTGGTTTATTGGTAGCAAGCTTATTTATACCATGCCTAGCAAGTAAAGAACCTAATTTAGAGCCACCACCATATTCAACACCCGACATTGCCATCTCTCTTTGAAGTCCAAAATTTTTCCATAGTTCTTTCCAAGACATAGCCTTTTGGTTAAGATTTATCTGAGGAAACTTTTTCTCCCAAGACTTAGGAAGAAGACCAGTCCTACCAAATAATTTACCTAATGTAACCTGACCCAATTCTTCCAAGCCTCGCATCATCTCAGAATACTCATCACCAGTTTTCACACCTATATTAGATATATCTTCGTACCCTAGGTTGTGAACACCAGTACCTTTAGGTACAAAAGACTTACCTGTCTTAGGTAACTTAGTTAATGTATAATTACCAAATGGTCCCCAAAAATCAAGTACATCAGAATAATCAGGAGCTCCCCTGAGTCCTGAACCCATCAATTTCTTTTTCCTAAACGGCCCCAAATCATCCCAGTGCACATCACCTTTAAGTTTATCGCCAGGGTTATAAGGCTTATCAAGCCACTCTGCTGCAGAAGCCCTTAAGGTTTTAGGAACATTCCTCCAATAACTATGAGGATAATTCTCCTGTCCCTTATATTTCATGGTATACATAGGGCCAGCTTTCTCTAAGTTTTCATATCCCTGTCCAACCTGCTTCCAATAATCTTCAATGTATTTATTTCGAGTGTCTAGCGATATTTTACCTTTACCTTTACCAACCTGACCCCATGTCCCCTGCAACCAATCAGGTGCATAACTTGAGCCTGTAGGTATATTAGGATAACGTGGCAAGCCAAACATATGTCTTAAATAACCTGCTTGATATGTATGGAAAGGAGTAGGGTGTGGTAAAGGAGTGCCAGCTTTTTTAACTGCTTCTGTAGTCATAGGAGTTCCAAGCATGTGAGCTTCAGTCGTTGTTAGCTTTGCATAAGGATAATCATTCCACCAGGATTTAAATGCTTGCTTAGGGTCTTTACTAGCTGCCCTAAAAGCTTGACCAATTAATTCAAGTGGGTCATACCCAGACATAGGATACATATTAGTAACACCCTTAACAAGACTACGTGCTCCTTTTTTGGGAGCATTATATAGTCCACGAGCAATCTTTGGTGCATACCATGGAGCAAACCCAGCAGCTAACGCCTGCATAGGATGTCCAGTCTCCATCATAGCCCACGGAACTGTCTCGAACATATTTAATCCAACCGCTCCAAGCATACTTTGAGCTGGCAAAAGTGGGAAACCTGTAACAGCACCGCTAGTATATGGATTACGAACCTGATGTTTATTACCACCAGGGTCATATATATTCAAAAAAGTTGTACCAAACTTAGTATTCTTATCAGACAGACCCTCTAAAGGTTTTGTATCTCCCTTTCGATTCTTAAATGTCCAACCACTAAGCTTATTCTTTTCACGAAACCTTACGGCTTCTGTACTCCACTTCTCCATAGGCTTAGCATCCCCACCACTAATTAAAGGTGGCTCAAGGATTTTCTTTTTAGCTCCAGGTTCAGTACCTAAAGGATAGTTTGCAAGATTATATATTTGTTTTATAGGATTAGTTGACCAATACTGAGCACCAGGAAAATCAGCTTTAGTCCTTACTGGTTGTTGCGTAGACTCTGGAGCAAAGTCCTGAGCATTGGCATTGTTTACATCTGCTAATGTTTGAAGAAGTTGATGTTCAAGATTATTAGCATCAGGCGTATCGCTATAGCTTAATAACTGATTAGGGTCTCTTACATTTTGTTGTAACAGGTCAGTTAAAATACTCATTTTGCCAACTTAGAGCGAGATATGACTCTATTATAATCAAGTAACTTCAAAATTCCAAGGTCATCCTTATAAGTAAAGTAACCTGGTTTATTCTCCAAAGGCAGATTTCTAATTTCTGATACATCTAACAAACCACCACTTTCATTAATCATATTATAATCAAGCTTACCAGTATACGGTAATGGATGCTCCATTGCTCCTAGACCCAAAGGGTTAGCCTTAAATAGAGCTCTTCCTAAATCTCTACGGTTTGTAAAGTATTCCGCCAAGTCTGTAGTACCTTTCATGTCAGTTTTAATCCTACCTAAAGCATCCATTGACATAGTAGGCCATTTTCTATTAGGGTCATATCCACCCTTACCCTGACCAGGCTTTATGATGGGTAAATAATCTAATCTATTATAATATGGAACTTGACTTGGATTTGGTACTACTTCACCTTTCATTTCTCCAGTCCGAGAAGGTATCATATAATCAAAACCCATACCCTGACTGTATCCCATATTTGCTCTTCTAAGATTTTCTTTTAATACATTTAATGAGTATGCATCAGCTCTTTCTTCTTCTGGTCTAAGAGACCATGGTATACTTGTATCATATTGACCTACCGATGTATTCTCTCCTGAAGGCTTCCATCCTTTCTCGGAATGCCCAATCTCATGCCATGTAGTAGAATCACGAACTAGCTGTGCACTAGGAGATAGTGGTTTTGTAGATAATTTCAAATCACCAGTCGAACCAGGGCCTTGAACTATATAATCCTGACCTTGAGGTTTTGAATAATCACCATATGGTGTATAAAAATGTGGAGGAACACCAGCATGAAGCCACTGTAGAGACGGTTTAAACAACTTACCTTCAGCTTCTAATTTCTTATGCTCACCAAATGGTACATCTGCTGGATTAATAAGCCCTGCCTTTTTATCATCTTCGCTATATTCTGACCAACTATAACCACCCTTGCCACCATAAAATCCTAACGGAGCTACTTCGTTAGGATGAAACTTTCCAGGGTCTTTCATAGTAAGGATAGGTACCCCACTTGGACTTTCAGTCATATCAAGAAGACCTAAGTCTCTTAAGCGTGCCATCCCTCCATATCCAGTACCTGTTCTTCGATGACGAGTCCCCTCTAAAATTCTTGGTTCATCTGTCTTCTTTTGAATCAAATTACCTACCCATGTATCTACATCCTTCTGTGTAATCTTTTGTCCAGCTGGAACCTTGTGCTCTGTGTCCCATCTAGGCCACTCATCCTCCATTGTCCTGCCAACATATTTATTCCAAGTACTTTGCAGGTCAATTTTATCAGCTTCCAGTGTCATAGGATTTAACGTAGCTTCAGCTAATGCTCTACGGAACTTATGACCCATATTAATTCTGGTGCTCTTATCTCTTTTCTCTTGTGCGGCCTCCATTACCTTTGCAGTAATAGGATTATCTCTCCATTCCTCAATAACAGCTTGGGTCTGGGCAAAAAAGTCTGGGTGTCCTGGATAATGAGCCATTATTCTTCCTCAGACCCACTATATTCTAAGCCCATACCTCTATACATCTTATGTCCATGCTTTCCAAGGCTCTCCTGTGCCGCAGCTAATCTATGGACAGGTATACCAGTAACAAAATCCATTGCCATGGCTGGATTATCTATAGCCCTACCTATATCTCTCATCTGTAAACCAAAAGGAAATAAAGATACCATAGTATACATAGCTAACCTATCCCATGCTCCTGTAAACATAGTACCGAAGACAGCTTCAGGTGCTCTTAATATTGAAGGCATTACTTCATGCAATGGAGCGATAACATTTGGTAATACACCATAAAATGCCCTGTCTCTTTCCTTATCGTCACCGTAAGACCAGTGAGCAAGGTCCTGTAATTGTGCATAGGGAGCTGGTAATCCATAATCAAACATTGTATAAGGTAGAAAATTTGCAAGCCCTAACATAATAGCATCTGCTATCATTAATCTCTGAAGTCTCTCAAACTCCTGAGTACCTGGCTTATACCCTCTGTATTTAGCCTCCTGAAATACTTCTCTTCTATATTTGACAGAACTCCAGCCCCAAAGCTTGAACCTTGAATAGATTTTACCTACACTAGTCCTGGCAAAAGCAGGTCTGTACGGAGCATGATAATAGAACTGAGATACCTTAACTCCCTTTAATCCCTGCTGTACTAACCAAGGATTATCTAACTCAAATTCTACAGGAAACATTGACTCTCTTGCCTGTAAATATGAACTCAAGAAAGCATTAATTCTTAAGTACCTCTCTGTAGGTCTCATTGCAAACGCTGCTACATTACCTATTTTGTCAGAAACTCCATGCTTACGCCATAACTCCTTCAGTGTCATGTCAGTAAATTCTTCACCTTTTAAAATTCTTGATGTAGCTTCATTAATAAAGCCTCCTACCTTTTTATCCTTAGCAAAACGCTTTTTAATTAGTCCAGCCTCATAGATAATCATCTCTTCTACTACACCCAAACCCTTAACCCAAGTGTACACATCATCCATTGTTTTAAACACAGGACCTTTCTTAGGGTCTATATTAGGGTTAATATCCGTCCAGACGTCGATTTTACGTGCCTGACGCATGTTATGTGCCCCAACCCATACCCACGTATTACTTGACCCACCAAACACGTTTGTAACCCCTGTTTTGAGCCTTGCAAGTAATGATGCCATAGCATACTTACCCTCTGCTTGAGCAAGACTCCGTAATTGATAAGAAAAGGCATCAAGATTCTTCTTTCCCTGGTCTCCTTTCGTATCTGTCAATAATGCAAACTTTTTCTTTTCTGCCTTATCTATATCATCTTCGGTTGGCACACCCCCAACCTTATTAGCTAATCTTTTTAGTTCTATTGGTGTTAAGCTATCCATACCACGTATTTTAATGAATGCTTTCCTCAGTTTTGGAAACTTCTCAAATAAAAGCTGGTCACTCATCCAATAATAAGGGGTACTCTTAAGTGTCATAGTAGGAGACTCTAGCATTGCCTGAGGAAATGTTGATGGATACCCCATAACATCACGGACATAAGCACGCATATACCATACCCAATCCTTAGTCATGTCCTTACCCATTGGAGCTTTCTTTTCAAAGTCCCGTATATTATTTTCAGCAAGGAGTGAAGCCATATTTATATAAGTAGCCCTATTTAGCTTCCATAAATAATTATCTAACACACCCACATCATAACTATAGCCAGCAAAATTATAAGACCTCTTTAACATATTCCCAAAAGTTTTATTACCACCAAGTTTAGCTAACTGTTCTATACCTCTAGACTCTTCCATCATTATATCAGCAACTGGTTCATTAATTAAACCATCTGGAGTAGTCTCTTCTGCAAGCAAACCAGAACGTATCCTAGACAACTGTTCAAGTTTAGCATCTAATTCTTCACCCCTAAATCCTTGTGCTTCATACTCTTCAGCAATCTTCATTATCTCATTATCAAGTGATTTGGCAGTAAACTGGGAATGGGGCATGTATCCAAACCTTTTAGGAATCTCTCTATAAGTAAGAGTATCTCCACCAGAGCCCTGTCTCATAAAATCTTTAAAGTAATCCTTTTTGCTAATTTTATTCTGAGCTAGCATCATATCCATATCATATTGACTGTAAGATTCACCCTTTTTCCATACAGATTTATTTCTTCTGTCCATATATTGCAACAAAGTATCAAACTTATTTAATACTATCATGCGATTAGCATCTTTAATAGTCCAATAATCTGCTAGTAGGAAATCAAGAGCCTCTTTATACGCAGTTTGTTTTTCAGACCTTACAAATGTTCGAGGCTTATATCTCCTATGGGCTAGACTAGTTGCCCCCTCATCACCCCGTGCATGCCTAAGGACTGTTCTTATAAAGGTAGTTATATAATCTTTTCCTCTACCAGCAAATAAGGCCGTCTCTATCGTAGGTGCTTGCTCACTCTCTTCCTCAACTAGAATACCCTTTAGATTCTTTACATCTTTTACTGACCTTCCAAACATACCTTTATATGTTTCACTTTCAAAACCCAATGTTTCTAAGTCCCTTGCAAGATTCTCAAGATAGTTTTCATACCACAATAACCTTGCCATATTTAAAGACATAGGTTCTTCGGTTTTTGAAAGTCCATGCTTAAAAATTCTTTCAGCACTTCTATTAATAGTCTTATTTATATCAATATTACCTTTTTTATTTATAACTAAATATCTTTTTATCTGCATATCAGATAAACCTATCTTCTTATTATATATATGTTCTTCCATTAATTCACCAAGATTAACACCCAGTCTCTTCATTACCTCTTGACCAGTTAAAATCTCATCTCCAACTTGAAACTTCTCATCTTTAACAGTAAGCCACTCTTCATATTTTTCTTGAACTCTTCCAATAAAGGTATGAACATCATCCTCAGCATGCTTCATCCCTTCTTCATCTCGCCCCTCTCTCTTTAACTGATTACGCCACAGTATGGCTCCATCACGTTCACGCTGTCTCCAGGCTAATTCAAATAATAAATCTGACCTATCAACTCCACTTTCATCCTTCAAGGTTTGAGCCCAGCCCAATAACTTCTGCATTTCTATGTCATCTAAGGCTCTAACTTCATTAGGTAATGAATATATCTTATCAACAGTATTAATAAGCCTACCCATATGTGTCATAGGAACAGCCGCATCTACGTATACCTTTCTAACTTTACCTTCTTTAGTAAGAGTACCTACAGGTAAGCGTTCATCTATAACCATCATATCATTTAAGAAATGGTCATTAGCTACATTTTCTATAGGCTTCACCCAAGCACCCCAACCTACTTTAAGCTTATCGCCCATAGTTTCTCTAAGACCTTTGAATATATTACGTCCACCTCCTCTGGTAAACCATCTAAAGAAACCACGACCTCTTTTCCAACTCGTTAAAAGTTGTTCCATTCCTAATACATCCTGCTTAGTAAGGTCACCAATCTTTGCTACTCCAAAATACTTATGGATTATACCCATAACAGCATCAGGGTTCTCTGCAAACTCAGGATAACTCTTTAATATTTCCGTTATATTCTCTACAGCAAGTCTTAATTCTTTATCTAGCTTAATCTCTTCCATTTTCTCAGGAGTATCAGGCAGTTTTTGCCATGTATTCTTTAAGACCTCAAGCTGTCTTTCTTTATCTTTAACCTGTAGTTTAATTGAATTAGAGTGAAACCATTCTGATATATCCGAACGAGAAGTTCTTTCCTGAAAAAATTCGAAGTTCTTAACATAATTATGTCCAAATAATTTTAATACTGGCTGAGAAGCAAGCATTGGAGCAAATCTATAGGTCTCTGTATTAACACCACGCCCTACAGAACCTAATAAAGTTGCCTCAAGAAATCTATGTACTCCCTTAACAGTTAATTCTTTAGCTCCTACTGGTAGTTTAGAATTATAATCTTCTACTAACATAGCAAGAGCTTCTTTTCTTACATTAATTATCCTGCTTATCTCATCAAACCCACTATATAATGGAGATACATCAGGGTCAGAAGACTTTGAACCTTCAAAGAATTCATTAAAACTTAACCTAATACGCTCAGAGTCCATAAAAAGAAGCTTTCCTAGGTTTACCGTTTCTCCTACCTTTACTTGTCCTTTATATGTAGGATTCCTTTCAAGCATCTCTGGTGTAATAAGAACATTGGCAGTTGGAATGTTATAATAATCACCAATATCATTAATTGTTTTAATTGTAGTTATATCCCACAAATCATTCGATGCAAAATGGTCAGCCTCTTCTACCCTATCCCTTATAAACTGTTTTCTCTTATTTAAATTGCCAGCACCTTTAAAAGAAGCTCTGTCTAACTTTCTTTTCTTTGCCTCCCTATGCCATATTTTCTGTTTTACTTCAGACTTACCCATTAATTGCAGTGTCAACCATTTATTATAAAAGTTCCAGAAATGCCCCTCTTTACCATGCTCTAAAGCAAGTTCGGTTATACCTCTTTCGGTAGCAATGTTCATCTCTACATTATTAGCAAGCTTAGTATCAGTAGAAACATAGTAACCCTTTAATAAATTTACCAATCCCTCGTAATACTTAACAGGTACTGCCTCTGCTCTATTTTGCCAAGAATCTGGTAGAAATCTTCCTAACCAATCAGATGTAGCTATAATATTATTAACCTTATTAAATAAACCACTCCATTTATCTGGTTCAACTCTTATACGATGGAAGAACGAATCAACATAATCAAGCTCAGTAAGTTTTCTTCCTAAGAATGACATTATAGATGAATCTTCTGCCTCCAAACGACTAAATGTCCTTAAGTAATCATCAGCAGCTTGCTGTTTCTCGGCTCTTGTATAGCTTCTTCCCTGGTTCCAATCTCTACCAAAGAGCTTACTGCTCATTCCACTTAATCGGCCATAAGGTGTAGCATAAATATTAGCATCGTATATTTCCGAGTCCTTCATCTTCTTTGTTTTAGGGTCAATTTCATGCTGATAATTAACCGTAACAAACTCAAGTAATTTCTTATCTATTACAAGCTTTCCGTTTACTATTTTTATCTTTCCTAATTTTACATCCTTCTCTCCATCCATTCGTACTCGGATACTTTCAAAAGCAGAATCTAAAAGAACAGCTCTCATTTCTTCAGGTGTAATTATCTGTCCATATGAAGCAGCATCTGCTGCCATATTTATAGCCATACTTGACTTAGCTCTTAAATCTTCTTCACTTCTCTTTGCAGTAAAGGTTATACTACCTATCTTTTTAGTACCTTCCCATATACCATGCTCAAAAACACCCTTCTTAGAGGAATCTTTCACCATCTTATAGAATGTTCTTGCTAAAAACCTTGCCTTAACAGCAACACCCATTAGATTACCTGTTCCCTGCTGGACAGCGTAAGCTGTCTGGAACCTACTAAACGGGTCAAACATTGATACTGGGGAGTCACGCAACGGTAGATTTTCTACATCTTTTAAAAAGTATTTTCTCAGATTCGCTTCACCACCATACTCTCTCTTTACATAATCAGCATTCAAATCCTGTGATGTAGCATGGTCAAGTAATGCCTTATAATATGACTCTGGAAGACCACGTTGACCAGCAAGAACTTCATCTGCAGGATGATTACCCATATATATAAAAGCTGAATCAATATCAAGGTCAGCACCACCAAGTCTTTTCATTATTCTTGGGTGCAATAATATCCCTCCACCAGTTCTTCCAGTAAAGCCACCAAAATACAGATTAGCTGCACCACTTATATCATCCATAGGAGTACGAACTACAACAGAATTCAATGCTCTAAGCATTTTTATTCTTGCAGGGCTTTCTTTCCCTTTTCGTATCTTTTCATTCTTAAATAAATTCCATTGTTTTTCAAGAGTCATCAACTCCCAATGGCCAGCAGAATTAACTCCCATTATCTTTAGCTGTCTAAACCCCTCATCAAGATAGAATACATTTTCATTCTGGATGCCCTTAAATATCTTACTCTCTCCATCTAATAAAAGATTTGCAGTAGCACCGTCATTATCGGTGCGTCTAAATAAATCTAAATCATACAACCTCATTATTCCCTTACTACTGTAGGGCATTTTAGGAGTTACTATTCGCTTGACAAAGTAACTTGAGATAGCCCTGTCCCATGAGCCAGATGCTATTTTAGAAAACGTCATAGCGTCACTACCATCACTCACACTCAACCACCTCATAGCAGAAGAAACTATTTCCTGTACATCCTCTCCCTCTTCTCTGAATGTATCTATAACATCAGATTCCATTCCAGTTGAAGATGTACGCAACATCCTTAGTCTTGCTCTTTCTCTAAACATTTTACCCATAGGAGTATTATGTTTCATAGCATCATTAATAACCTTCAGTCCAAGCATATTGAATTTCCCAAAGTCAGAACCCAATAGAGTATCTAAAGCCTTACGCATCTGTTCCTTCCCTTTCGCTCCATCGGCCCAGTCACGCTTATTAAG